CCCCGCATTTCGAGTAAGTATCTCTGGCTGCCGGATGTTTGACATGTGGACGGTCACCATTCTCATTTATGACGTTTGGACGCTGCACAGTTGCCCGAAGGCAGACTGCTCTACCCTCGTCCCCGAGTGTTATACCTACCATCTGCAAATGATGATGAGGCCGTGCGTCTCTAGATTGTGTTGGCATGTTAGTCCTTGCGTATCCCCTGGAGGATTGCAATGCCGATACTTATCAGGAGGATGTACCAAGCGACGACAATCATCCGTACCTCTTGACTGGTGCCTTGTACATTTCGCAGCCCTTAGGGAGCGTCTGAGGGAACTCTGGCAGGTCTGTGAGTGGGTAGAGGCGGTAGTCCTTGATGGTGAAACAGTTAGGGAATATCTCTTCGTTGTTGGCTATGACTTCTCGGCCTGTAATCCAGCCCTCGATGAGGACTCGGTTCTCTCGGACTTTGCAGAAGATGAAGTTGTGATCAGCATTGTCTCTGGTGCGTACCTTGATGGTGGTGTCGGGGTTTTCAGTTGACCGGACTTGGTAGTTGAGTACGTCAAATCCGTTTGCTTCTTGTTCCCAATGCCATTCCACCCCAAGCAGTTTTGCGACGGCGTATTCGCCTATGGCTCCGAAGACGTCTGTCTGGAACCAGTTTTGTTCGTGGTATTTGCGGTTGGGTTGGTTGGGTCTGTCTGCTCGTTTGATTGCTAGGAGGCGACGGTTGACTCCGCCATGCGCTGCTATCTGCATATCGGCATCTGAGAGGATGACGCGGACTGGTGTCCTCATTGGACTTTGCCTTGCCGACCAAGTCGAGCTGCGATTGCGTCAAGATCTCGGGGACGCCAGAGGTGATATTCAATTCCTGCGTTGACAAGGCACCGCGCATACTTCTCTTGCTCGGCTGACAATTTGCCTTCGGCTGCTTTAAGTTCGCAGAAGATGACTCCTCGAGATGGCACAGATGTTGAGACAAGTACGAGGTCGGGGAATCCGTTGCCGTCTGACCGCCAGACTCCAGGACGGGGCGATGAGGGTGACGCATGGAAGACGAGCCACTGCTGCATCCTGGCCAATTTTATGACTTGGTCTTGAAATATCTTTTCCGAGACGGTCATCGGGAATCTTTTCCCAAGAGGAATCCGCACATGAAGAGGCTGATGCACATGATGATGAGCGTTATGAACTCAACCATGACTTAGCCTTTCAAGGCGTTCAATCTCTGCTCGAAGATAAATGCATTTGTCTTTTATTTCTAATAACTCAATGTGCGTATTTGCCCAGCCGTTTTGACAATTAGCCAATGCCAGTTGACTGTTAATCAACAATCTGCGATTTCGTACAGGGTTCCAATCCCGCAGAAACATCTTCAAAGAGCCAGCCATTAGAACGCCTCTTCGGGTTCGTGTTCTGGTGCAGGTGCGCTCTTGAGGGTGTCAATGTATGCAGACGCTTCGCGCTTGGTCATGCCTTGAAGGTTTGCCGGTGGTGTTTTGCCCATTGACTTACAGACGGCGCGGATCATGTTCTGCTGCTTCTCCGATGCGAGGTTTGATGACTCGGTGATTCGGGTGTCGCCTGACATCCGTTCTACTTTGTGCATCTCTTCCCTCGAAGGACGTTTCGTCCAGTCGGTGCTTGAAGCAAAGTCACAGTCAGCCAACGCGCGCCCAATGGCCGAGGTACATGCGTTCTCGACGTGCGAAGTTTTGTTCACATTGTTAGACCCCCTGATTTCTTCGGCAAAGTCGGTTGCAACTGGTCGGTCATCTTCACGGTCAACATAGATGTCGGCCTGGACAACGACGCGGTCTCCCTCAATGGTGATGAGTTTTGTGATGACTCGTCCTTCGGGGTGTTTTTCCCAAAAGCGAGCAAGGCGACTGGCGACGGGTTCGTAGTCTTCGATGCTCATGACGGGTTCTCCGTGATCCATTCGATGACTGCTTTGAGTTCTTCGTTGTAACTCATGGTCGGATGACGCATCCGTTCGGCAGCGTTCCGCATTGTCATTATCAGGGCGATTGCCTGACTGACGCTTGAGCTTTCGTCAAAGCGCATCTCTCCGTCAAGTTTGACTGACAGATTCATGAGACGCGCAATGATTTCGTCGGTTGTTAATTCCATAGTGTTTCCCTCACTTGTTGCTAATTGCTTTTACGGACAATACCGCATCCGCGCTTCCATCTTGCGACAAGGCTGTGTCGTGACTTGCAGATGAATGCCTGTAAGGATTTCTGCCCTTTGAGACATCCCCATCCCCAAGGCCCAACGCGCCAGACTTTGGTGCCGTCTGGGTTGATGTGGCTTTTGAATGCGATTGCGTCTGCGACTTTGACTTGTTGCGCAGGGGTTTTGCCTTTTGCGCTTGAGGAGTCTGACCATGTCTTCCAGGTGCCTCGGTAAATGCCGAGACCGCCTGTGTATGAGCGCGTTGAGTGTTGCCAGTTTCCGCCAGTTTCACAACGGGCTAGACCGTCGTAGTAAGCGTCTGGCAGGACGCCGTGATATTTGCTGAAGGTGTCGCGCTGTGCAGCTGCGAATGCCGGAGCAGGAATGGATATTGCGGTGATGAGGGCGATTGCCATGATTCTCTTAATCAACCTTTTCAACTTCTGTAATCGAAGCAAACGTCATCCAGGGAGCGCGCCTTGTGGCGACTGTGACTTTGACGATCTCTTCTGTTGCCGAATCTGTGAAGATTTGGACGAGGGTTAGTTTGTCTTTAGACCATAACGGCATATAACCCCAGGTGGGGAGCATCATCGGTTAGCCATCATTTTAAGCCAGAGCCAGCAACTGACCCATCCCATTATGAAACTGTAAATGAATTGTGTATCGGTCATTGCGGTTTCCCTTCGCATTGGTGTCCAGATGTTGTAACACAGACGCGGGTCTAGGTGGCGGATTCGACCTCGGAACCAATGAGGGAAACACAGTCAGTCCCGAGGTCTAGCACGAGGAGAATAACATCCTCGGGCGATTTAAGGCTTGGGCAATGCCCGCCATGCAGCTTCGAATGCTTCTGCGGATTGCTTTGCCATTTCAAAGTGAAGCCAGTTGGGGTTGCCTTGATAGGAGCCTGCGTTGTCTGTTGCGGTGTAGATCTTGACGCCTGTTTTGCCTTCGCCCCTGGAGCATCGGTATCCCGCGCCGTATTCGCCGTAGGCGTACCAATGGAGTTCGCAAAGTCCGAGGGCTTTTGAGTTGGCAAGGAACCAGTCCCACATCTCGCGCGCTTGCGTTTCGTCTTTGTACTGGATGTCAGCTGCGTATCCTGTCGCATGTACGGATAGACCGGCATTGTTTCTCATCGGACGGTTGGCGTAAGTGCCAAGGGACTTAGTTCCCCAACGTGCTTTGCAAAGTTCAACAAGTTTTGCCGTCACGGGTTGTGTTTGTTTGCCGTCCCACGAGGGGTAATACGGGTAGATGCGGTTAGTCATCTCTCTTGTCCTTGTCGTTCTGGTTCCCCTTCAACCCGTTTGAAGCGAGGAGCCCCGCCAAAACGCCCGACATGGTCAAAGTTAGCGGTGACAATATCTTCCAGGCTTCAGCATCGTTGGGTGCCTGCTCGAGAGGTTGTGTCACAAAGAGAAGACCGTAGAGAAGTACGAATACGGTGCCAACAAATGCAATGGAGATTGCCAGTCCGACAATCAGGATCAGCCGCCCTTTAATTTCTTCATTGGAAAGTCTTGCGCGAAATTTCATGAGCAACGTCCTTCTGGTGCGATGGTGGTGGTTGTTGAGATTGGGAATTCGGTTGTGCGGGTTGCGATTTGGTTTTTGGTTCGTGGGCAGTTAATGCGTTCACGGTCTGCGCAAGCGGTGAGCGACCCCAAAATAACCAATAGAATAAGGCTTTTACGCATTATGCAGGGCCAACATCTTCAATAATAATTTGTGCCGGTTGTGTTGCCGAGCGTTGTGCGGTGCCGTTAGTACCGACGACCAATTGCAAAGTTCCAGTAATAGTTACTGAACCAGCGGTAAAGGTTTTAACGACAAACGAAACTGCGTTGCTTTCATAAGCAGCCGACAAAGTGACATAAGTATTTTGCAAAGTTGTTGCCCCGTTTTTAATTCTCATGTATGCAACCCCAGACAATGCCCCGTAGAGAACTGGTTCAACGTATGTGATTCGGTAGTAACGGTTAGCAACCGCCGTGAAAGTTGAAGAGGTGATTTCTACTTCTTCTGTCGTAAAAGTGTCGTTTGCCGTGACAGACGCGATTGCAACAATGCCCCAAGGCAAAGCGTTCATCTGTGCAGCAGTCAGGATTGCTCCTGAAACGAATGTTGTGTTTGGTGCTATTGCCATGATTGTCTCCTTTAGAAACTGAGAAGGTTATTGTCGAGCGTTCCGAAGATTGCATCGTCAAGGGTTAAGTATTGGTTGCCGTCCGTACTCTCAAAAGTGTACGAAACAATGTGAGACCCTGGAACGATTCGGTGTTCAATTCCTGAAGTGATCAGGGTCTGCGATTCTGTGGTTGGTGTACCGGTGGAGTAGTCCTTCTGCACTGTGACAATTGAGGTCAAGTCGATTGCGAAGATGGTTGCCCATTGCGCAGCTGTAAGTGCTGCGAGTTCGCACGAGACGCCTGTGAAGCGGACGACGGGGTTGCGGTATTTTCCGAGAAGGTACGCGCCAAGTCCTGCGACTTCTGTTGTTGTTGAGTTCAGCAGATTAAGAAGGTTGTAGTTCTGCGCCTGGTAAAGCGAAATTGAAGCCGAGTCCGACGAAGTTTGTGCAGCTCCTGCGGGTGATTGCGTCACGATGTAGTTGTAAAGCAACTCTGATCCGTATTGGTTGACCAGGCTCATGTATGGGATGCCTGTGCCGTTGGTTGTGAACGAGGCTCCTGCAACGGGGTTAAGAACGCTTGACCTCCCCTTGAAGGTGAAAGTGCCGTCGGCTGAGGTGTAGAGGTAGCCCTGTTCGGAGGTGTTGACTTGCTGAAGGTAGTTGAGGACGTTTGTGTCCTGAGAGACCGCGTAAGCCCCCAGAGTTGACGAGCCTGTACCAATAGACCTTGCGCCCTGGTATCCGACCTCAGGTTGGTTTAGGACGGCGTCTATGCGCAATCCTGAGGTCTGTGCGGACGGGGTGAAAGCGTTAAGTTGCTGATTTGCCAGGGTGCCGAAGGTGTCAACGCATCGAGCGAACATTCTGCCCTGGTTGGCGTTCTGATAATCCAAGTCCCAGTCCTCGACGAACCCTGTGTAGATGGGGGTGCCGTTGGCGTAGATGATGATGGGCGAGCGAGGCAATACGAACGGGTAGTAGATCGAGGCCGTGTTGAGCGGGTCAAGGATGCGGGAGTTGTTGTTAAAGACGACCTGTGCAGTTCCTGCGTTGAACTGGTCAAGTTGGCGGTTGCGTCCGCGCTTAATGTTGACCGACAGAACGAGCGAGGTGAGGTCTGCGTATGCCAGTCCGCCGAGGGTGCCTGTGTTGAGTAGACCGTAGACCGCGTCGTTGAGTTGAAAGGGTTGACCGAATCCTGTCGTTGTCTGAAACCCAACAAGGACTTGGTACGTGGGGACTGTCATTAGAAAGTAACCGCCGGTGCGAAGACCTGCCCTGAGTTGCGTTGCGCTGCAAGAATGGCGTCAATGATGTCTTGACCGACGGTGGCGGGTGATGAGATGAGTCCTGCGTCAATGTTGAATGTCACGTTGCTGAAGTCAATACCAGCAATGCCTCCTTCCATTGTGAAATCTCCAGTTCCCCTTGGCATTGCCGAAAGCGGTGGTTCAGAGTTGCGAACTTTTGCAGGTATTGACGGGATTGAAGCAGGCGTTGCACCCGCTATCGCCGACGGTGTTGACCCTGCAAACATTGCTTCGGCTTGTTGCGTTGAGACGGGACGATTTGACATTGGGTTCTGTGCCGTTAACTGATCAAAAGTTGGAAGACCTTTTACTTTGTAATTGCCCAATTCGCCTGTACGAAGAAAGTTAATTACTGATAGCGGAATAGCAAGTGCATTCATGATGCCGTTTACCAATCCAGCAATTGAGTTGTAGATTTTGCCGAAAGTGTTAATCATGCCGTCGGCGTCTGTGCCGAGTGTTGTGATTTCTTTTCCAAGTTGTGCAACCCCACCAGCAGCGCCCTTAAGACCGAACGCTTCAGCAATGCGAACTGCTGACTCTCCAAGTTTCGTCAAGATTGGAAGAACCTTGTAACCGATTGACTCCTGAAGTTCTCCAAGGGTGATTTTGAGGCGAGCAACGACGCCTTCATAGGTTGCTGCTTTCTCAGCTGCAGAACCGCCGAAACGATCCTCGAGCATTCCTTGAACTTTTTCAAATCCTGCTGCTTTTAAAGTTGCAGCGTCATAGCCGACGCCAAGTTTTGCTAGCGCACCGAAGGAACCCTCCTGGGCTTTTGCGAGCGCATTTGCTGTTGCCTCAACGGATTTGCCTGTGCTTGCGGAGAGGTCGAGGCTTAAATTGAGGAGGTCTTGAGCCTTGGTGACGTCACCTGTTGCCCTGACGAGTCTGCCAAGAGCCGGACGAAGATTGTCATCCGCCACTCCTGTTGCCCTCTGAGTTTTGTCTACAAATTCTTCCAAACCTTTAATCTGCAAATCAGACGCGGTAGTGCTTGCCTTAATTGCGTTGGCAAGTTCAACCTGTGCTGCTTGGTCTGCTGCTGCTGCCTGGGCTGCCTTAAACAGGACTGCTCCCGCAGCTGCTGCCGATGCGCCCAACGCTGCGAAACCAATGACTGCAAGTTTCGCTGCCTGTTGCGCTGCGAAGCCGACCTTTTCGGTTCCGGACTCTAAATTTTTAAATTCGTTGAGGGCGGATTTTATTCCTTTGCCGTCAAATTCTGTGATGATTGGAATTGCAAGTGCCATTAGTCAAGTTCTCTCTGTACAAGTCTCATCGCTTCTTTAGACGCTTGAAGCATTTCGCGCTCAATTTCTTTGCGTTTGCGGAACACGGCAGGCCCAAGGTTGCGCGTATGGTTTGGCGCAGGGATGTCGCCAAGATTGTTACCAAGACTGTTAGATGTTTTGCGTCCTGCTGCTTCCCAGATTGCAGCGCCTGCGTTGGTTTGCTGAATGTAGATCAGGGACGTTGCTTGACGGCTTGCGTCTACTTTTAATTTGACGCCTGACATTGCTCGAGCAAGAGAGAACGGAAACTTTTTGCTGCCGTTCTGAGTCCAGTTGCGAGCCATGCCTGACAGATACTCGCGTTGGTATCCGCGCTTTACTTCGTCTATGGCGGGCTGTGCAATTGCGGTCTGGTCTTTGACAAACTGCTTGCGCAGTCCTGGCTCAACTTTGTTCAGAGAACGAATCGCTTCCTTGAGTCCTGTGACTTGGATTGTCGTGTTCGTTGTCATCTTCTTCGTTGTTTCTTTTGTTCTTGTAACACGTCAACAACCGTAAAAAGGTCGTCTGTGTCGAATGGGATGTCGGGTGTCCAGTATCCGGTCGCGACAAGAACCTCCGCTAGTGAGCGTCGGAAACTGCCGCTTCTGTAAAAGACGGTGAGTCCTCCGAGATGACCTCAATGGATTTTGTTTTTTTGATGTAATCGTCAAAGGCCAACGGAGTAGTGATTCCCGCAGCTCGAGCAGATTCAAATGCAAAGAATGCAAGGTCTTCTGCGCCAATGCCATTACCGAGACTGGATGCTTGTCGTTTGAATTTGCGTTCCCATGCGACGACAACGAATAGATTCGTTTCGACTTCATAGGGGTCTCCTTCAATCGGTGTTACTTGTAGTCGGATTTTCATTTGTTTCCCTCTTATCTGAAGGAATTCAAACCGAATCAGTTCGATGTCTCGCATCTGGGGAATTAACGCTCGGGATTGGAATGGTTCAGCCGAGGTTGGAATCGGTGAAACAGGGAAGTGGTTCTTACGGCGACGATGTTGCAGCCTGGTCGGAAAGAGTCCTCGGTCGGAAACTGTTTGAGTGGCAGCGCATTGCATTGTCCGGTCAACTGACTCACGACGAGAACGGCGACCTTGTCTTTCGTGAATCTCTTGTCTCGACTGCGCGTCAGAACGGAAAGTCAATTGCTCTGACAGCTCTTATTGGTTGGGCCTTGACGGAATGGTCTGTCATCAGGGGCGAGCCTGTCCACGTTCTTTCCCTTGCCAACAAACTTGATCGCGCGGTTGCAATCTTCCGCGAACTTGCTCCAGTACTCGAGGCACAATTTGACGGTCATGTCACATGGAGTTACGGACGCAACAAAGTTGACATGCCAAACGGATCAACATGGGAAGTCCGCGCTGCGACACCCAATCTTCACGGCGGGACATACTCGTTAATTGCCCTGGACGAAATCTGGAATATCTCTGAAGAGGTCTACTTTGATTCCTGCCGTCCGTCACAGATTGCGGTCAAGTCTCCGTTGCTTTCTTCGTGGTCAACTGCTGGCGATGAATCTTCAAAGACAATGCAACGTCTTCGTGAGGCAGCAATTGGCGCGATAGATCAGCAGAAACAGACGCGTCTTTACTTTGCCGAATGGAGCCTCCCGAGCGGGGCTGATCCGAATGACGAACTCAACTACGGATACAGCAACCCCGCAATGGGGCAGACCATAACCCTTGAGGCACTTCAAGCAGCTGCGGAAACTCCAGATCGTGCAGCGTTCCTCCGCGCCCATATGAATCTTTTCGTGTCATCGGCAGACGGATGGATTCAGCCTGGCGTCTGGGACAAACTGTTTACCGAATCCGACTGCCCGACAGGAGGCGTCCTTGCAGTCGACTCAAGTACCGGAGGAGAGAAGTACGTCGGCATCCGTTGCGGACTTACCGAAGAAGGCAACATTATTGCCACCGTCCAGTTCTCCACAGAATCCCTCAAAGAAATGTGGATAAAGATTAACGAGGCAATGGAGGCAGACCCGAAGTTGCGTCTTGCAATCACTCCCGCCCTCGACCTTCATACCCCAGAAAAGTTAGAACGCAGACGTCAAATTTTCGGCTACGCCGAGGTACTTAAATTTACGGGTCTCACGCGCTCGCTCATCCTTGAGAAACGCATCTACCACCGAGGCGAAGAACTGCTAGCAACCCATGTCAACCGCGCCGTCCTTGCCCGCGCCAACGGTCAAGTCGTGATCAGCAGTCAACGCTCCCCAGGCCCGATTGAAGCAGCGCGACTTCTTGTCGTTGCAGCAGCTCTCGTTTCTCGACCATCCAACACGGGACGCGCCGCAATGGCATTTGGGAGATAGTTGCATTTGCAACTACTTTGTGAGAGACTCCATCCGTGGCGTTCTTCTCCCGAAAAATAACTACTGCTGAATTTGCGTCTTCGCCAATCAAGGCCGCCGCTGGAGTTTCCAGTGTTGCCGGCATTCCGCCGATGTATGCATGGTCAAGCGGTGCATTTGAGCAGGTCGCCCTTAGTCTCCCGACAGTGTCGCGGGCGAGAGACCTTCTCGCCTCGACCATCTCTGGTCTCGAGTTCCGTCAGTACATCAAACAGTGGAACGGCGAAGAGTACGAAGAAATCTATGTGCCTAATGAGTCGTGGATGGAAAACCCTGATCCGAAAGTTCCACGCCAGTTCATCCTTGCCAATACGGTCACCGACCTCTGGATGACGGGACGCGCCTTTTGGGCGGTTACTTCCCGTAATGCAACCGACGGTCGTCCGATGTCTTTTGAATGGCTACCGTCCGCAAACATTCAGACCCCAAATCAGCAAGGCCCACAATTCTTCGGGATGCCAGACGTCATCGAGTTCAACGGCGTCCCGTTAGACCCGAACGAGATCATCACGTTCCTTGCACCGACCACTGGTCTCATGTATTCAGGCCGACGCTCGGTCAGCATCGCAACTCACCTTGATCAGTACGCAGACCGTGCAGCAACCATCGAGACCGTGCCTGGTTATCTTCAGCAGACCGCAGCGGGCGAGACAATGTCCGGTGAAGAACTTGGTGACCTTGCTGCACAATGGGCGCAGGCTCGTCGCGAAGGAAACGTCATTGGCGCGTTGAACAACTATGTGAACTTTGTTGAGTTTGACCGTGACCCTCTCGAGGTCAACGCAGCGCAACGGGAATACCAGGCTCTTGACCTTTCCCGTATGTGTTCAGTTCCCGCGTACCTTGTCTCTGCTCCGACTCCAGGCGCATCAATGACATATCAAAACGCTTCGCAAGCCCGTCAAGACCTCTGGCTTTTTGGCGCGCAAATGTACGCGCATGCAATCGAATCTCGCCTCAGCATGAACGACGTTGTCAGTCGCGGGCGCTATGTCTGCTTTGACACCGACGACCTTCTAGCCATTGGCGACATGCACGATGTTCTAGTTGAACCACAAGTACCCGACCTCGAGGAGATGCCTTCATGATCAAGTTCACCGCCGTCCCCGTCACTCTTGACGCTGCAGCTGGAGAAGATGCACCGCGCACCATCACCGGCATTGCAGTTCCTTGGGATGTTGTTGCAAACGCTTCAGGCCAGAAGGTTATGTTTAAGCGCGGAGCGTTTGACTTGAATGGCAAGCCCGCGCGACTTCTTGAAAACCACGACGGACGCCCCATTGGCATCGTCACCGAACTTATTGACCTCGACAACGGACTTGGATTCAGCGCAACATTCGCACGATCAAAACAAGCCGATGACGTAGTGGAACTGATTCAGATGTCCGCATACGACTCAGTTTCCGTTGGCGCAGTACCCAAGAAATTTAAGTACGACAAGAACGGCGTCATGATTGTTTCATCCGCCGATCTACAAGAACTTTCGGTCGTCAGCGTTCCGGCATTTGCCGACGCGGTCATTGAAAAAATCGCTGCCTCAGAAACCGACCCAGAAGAGGTCGAAGAAGAGTCAACCGAACCCCAACCCGACACAAGTCTCCAGGAGGAAACAATGTCACAAGAAACCCAAGTCGAAGCCTCCGCGCCCGACGCCATCCCAACATCCCCAATCTTCGCAAGTGCAAAGAAAAACTTCACCATGCCATCTGCTGCCGAGTACATCTCAGCCGCTTTCGTTGGCGGAGACCAATGGCGAGCAATGAGCGAAGGCATCCGTGCAGCTGCACCAGACGTCATCACTTCAGACATCCCAGGTGTTCTTCCACTTCCAATCGTCTCACCTGTCTACAACAACTTCATCGGTCGTCGTCCAGTAATTGACGCAATCGGTGCAAAGGCAATGCCACAAGGCGGAAAAGTATTCATCCGTCCAGAAGTAACAACTCATACTTCAATCGGCAACCAGGCAACAGAAAATACCGCACTCACCCAGGGCACTTTTGTCATCACAGACAACCAAGTCACCAAAGGTACATACGGCGGATACGTCACTCTGTCAGAGCAGTCAATTGACTGGTCACAGCCTGAAATCATCAGCCTTGTTCTTGACGACATGGCTCGCATCTACGCAAACGCAACAGACAACGTCGCAGCCGACAACTTGGCTTCAGGCGCAACAGTCACTCGCAACTTTGCAAGCGCATCAGGTGCTGATCCTGCGTATTGGGTTGAATGGATCTATGGTGCAGCGTCGACAATCTTGTCCTCGAGCAACGGCAACCTGCCTACCCATCTTTTTCTTGCACCCAACGTCTGGGCGAGCCTTTCGTCATTGAGCGACACCGCAGACCGTCCGTTGTTCCCGAACGTGGGTCCAATGAACGCATTCGGTGGTTCAAATGCAAACTCAACAGACATGATGGCATTCGGCCTTCGCGTTGTTGTTGACCGCAACTTCGCAGCAAGCACAGTCATCGTTGGTGACCCATCTGGCTACGAAATCTTTGAACAACAGAAGGGCGCAATCAGCATCGACGTTCCGTCAACCCTGAGCCGCACAATCGCATTCCGCGGTTACCTTGCAACACTCATGATTGACCCAACTAAGTTCGTCAAGGCTGCGTTCGTCTGATTCAGACGAACTCTTAAAGGAACTGAAAAATGGCTACTTACGATCTCGCGTTTCATACGCGCCTCGATGGGTACGCCGTTCTCCAGACCTTCGTTGAGACTGGTATCCAAGTCGGAGACTCCGTGACTATTGCAGGCGCAAGCCACGGATTTTCTGGAACGGCAACCATCGTCTCAACACAAGACTTCGAGTTCATCGGGGTCTCAGAAGAGGGCGACCTTCTCTTTGACTCCGATGTAATTCGTCTGTATCAGTTTCTCTATGTTAACGCAGGCGTCGACTTCCCTCGAGACACCGCTACCGGCACAGTCACTTTCACCCCCTCCGTGTCTTGGTGCAATTCAAGTGATGTCCTCAGTTGGCTCGGCATCGATGTCGCTTCGGCGAACGATACGGCCTTCGTAACTGTCTGCGTTAACGCTGCCAACAACTACATCTTTCGCAAGCGTCGCGAAGCGGGTTACACCGATTCGCAATCCACGGTGCCAGGTGCCGACGTCAAACTCGGCACAATCATGTATGCAGCAACCCTGTACCGTGAGCGCGGATCAGCAGATTCCTTTGCCTCATTCGATGCAATGTCTTCAATTCCCATCCCCTCAACTATGGGACGCATCATGGCCCTCATCGGCTGCGGAAGACCACAGGTCGCGTAATGGCTGCAACAGGAATCCTCGCAGACGCAGTCAACGCAATCTCAACAGCCCTCACTGCTCTCGGTCTGAAACCCGTCACAGACCCGCGCAACGCTCGCCCAATGTCCGTCTTCATTGAACTCCCCGTCATGACCTCGTTCACATACAACATTGGCGACTTTCGCATCCCCGTCCGCATCCTTGCTGCACCACCTGCAAACAGCGATGCCGGAGACTATTTGATGTCAACCGTTGACACAATCATGAACTCGTCCATCGCAGTTACAGACGCCCGTCCAGGCAATGCAAACTACGGCGGGCAAGACATACCCACATATGACCTCACGGTGGCAATCGCCGTGAAACGAAATTAAGGAGCCATCATGGCAACAAGTACATTCCTGTCAGGTGCAACCTGCAACATCACCCCAACTGGCGGATCAGTAATTGACGTCAGCGATCAACTCTCAAAATGTGAAGTAATGGTCGGTTACGAGCTCCTCGAAAGCACATCGCTATCAGATACAGGCCGACAGGCAACAAAGGGCCTCCAGAGCGTCGCGGTTAACCTCGACCTCTATCTTTCTTACGGCGTCGGAGAAATCGAAACACTTCTTGCAGCAATCGTTGCTGCGGGTTCATGCACAATTGTCGTGTCTCCATCAGGCACCACAGAAGGCCCTGCAAACCCTGAGTACACAATCACGACCTGCACATTGGACGCAGCTCCGGTCATCATGTCGTCTATCGGCACCCTTGCCGTCGCCTCAGTGAGTTTCACTAATGGCACCTGGGTACGAGACATCGTCTAGAAAATAGAAGAGGGAAACAAATGAAAATCCGACTACAAGTAACACCGATTGAAGGCGACCCCTATGAATGCGAAACGAATCTATTCGTTGTCGTGGCATGGGAACGCAAATTCAAACGACAAGCATCCAGTCTCGCAAACGGCATCGGCGCAGAAGACCTTGCATTCTTTGCATTCGAATCTGCACGAGCTGCGGGAATTATTACTCCGCTCGCCTTTGACGACTTCATCAAGAAAACAAAGTCCATCGAGGTCGTGTCGGAGGAGTCAGCAAGTTTTACAGAAGCGGCAGTTTCCGACGCTCACTAGCGGAGGTTCTTGTCGCGACTGGATACTGGACACCCGACATCCCATTCGACACAGACGATCTGTTCACGGTTGTTGACGTGTTGAACGAACAACAAAAAGCACAAAGGAGCAGACGATGACAACAAACACTTCACTTGAAGTCGTCGGAGTTCGTGACGCTATTCGTTCGCTAAACAAGATTGAGCCTGGACTCCGCAAGCAATTCACCGCCGACGCAACCCGTATCGCACAACCTGCGATTCAAGAAGTGCAAAAGGGATACACCCAAGTTCCTTTGTCTGGTATGGCTCGCGCATGGGAACAAGCCAACAAAAAGATATTTCCGTTCTCTGTGTCAAAGGCAGTCTCTGGAGTCAAGTTAAAAGTTGATGCTTCTCGAGAGGCAACTTCCCTCATCTACATCACCCAGACGAACGTCGCAGCTGCGGTCTTTGAAGCAGCAGGACGAGCCAACCAGAACCGCCTGGGGGATTCCCTTGGGCAACTACGCCCGAACCACACTCGAGTTCTCGGGCCTGCCGTGTTTCGCAAGCGCGGAGAGATTGAACGCGAACTTCTACGCGCCACAAATGAAGTTAAAGCCCGCGTTGAAAGAGAACTCAAATGACAATCGCAATCCCAATCATCACAGAGTTCAACGGCGCAGGAATTGACAAGGCAGTCAAGGAGTTTAAGAACCTTGAAACCAATGGCGAGAAGGCGCAGTTTGCAATTAAGAAGGCAGCCGTTCCCGCAGGGATTGCCATTGCAGCATTAGCAGCTGGACTTCTTGACTGTGCAAAGGCAGCCATTGAAGACCAGGCAGCAGCCAACCTGCTTGCCATTGCGCTCGGCAAATCAACAACAGCAACAGACAAAGCAATCAAAGCCAACGGTCAATTCATTGACACCCTTATGTTGTCAACCAACACCGCCGACGACGAACTTCGTCCGGCAATGGCTCGGTTGTCTCGAAGCACAGGCGACGTCACAAAGGCACAGGAACTCCTTGCCCTTGCCGTTGACATCTCAAAAGGATCAGGCAAAAGTCTTGAAACCGTCACGGCAGCATTGGCAAAAGGCTACGACGGCAACACCAACGCGCTCGGCAAACTTGGACTCGGACTCGATCAGGGACTTATCAAGTCAAAAGACTTTGGAGCCATCACCGAAAAATTGACCGAGAACTTCGGTGGATTCGGCAAGGCAGCAGGGGACACCACAGAGGGTCAACTTGCGCGGTTCACTCTTGGCATCGCTGAACTCAAAGAAGGAATCGGCGCAGCCCTCATTCCTGTCCTCGACGCCGTTCTTCCGCTGGTCAACAAGTTTGCGAAATGGGCGCAAGACAACCCCGAGTTCTTTACCATCATGGGCGTTGCCCTCGCAAGCATTGCAGCAGCAGTTGTGGCAATCAACATCGCCATGAGCATCAACCCAATTACCGCCATCGCAATCGGTATCGGATTGGTGGCAGCAGCAGCCGTCATCGCATACAAGAAATTTGAAACATTCCGCACCATCGTCGATGGCATATTTGGTGCAATAAAGTTCTACATCAACAACGTAACCATCCCGCTTTTTAAGGCGTTACTCAGCGCAGCAACATTTGTCTTTGACGCAATTGCTGCCGTCTGGAATAACACCGTCGGCAAATTGGCGTTCACCATCCCCGATTGGGTTCCTCTGCTCGGTGGCAAAAGTTTTGCAATGCCCAAAATCGGCGGATCAGGCGACAGCGGGGGCGGCATGACAAGCGTCCGAGCCTTTGAAGAATCACAAAAAACAATCATCGCAGCAAACCCTGACGTGTTCAGCGCACCACCCGCAATCGCAGCAGCTGCTCCAGGCAAAATACAAAACACCGCAGCACCTGCGTTCGACAAGACAGATGGCAACGCTGGAGGATTCGCAAACGCAGGCATCGGCGGTATCGGCCCATTTGAGAACATCATCATCAACATGGACGCAGGACTTGTCTCATCGCCCGCAACAGTTGGTCAAGACATCATCGACGCAATTCTTGCAGCCCAACGCAACTCAGGGGTCGTCTTTGCACCGGCAGCGACGCTATGACCGTCCCCACATATCAAGTACTCGTTGGATTCCAATCGACCACAGGATTCGGAAACCCGTTTCAACTAGACAACGCCACCTTCGGCCTTCTTGACACAGGCACCCTCGGCGGTCTCCAATATGCAGACCTGACCTCCCTTGTTCTGTCGGTCAACATCAGACGCGGACGCAACCGCCAACTTGACCAGTTCAACGCAGGAACCGCACAGGTCGTCTTCAACAACAACTCGAGAATCCTTGACCCCCTCAACACCTCCTCGATCTACTACCCCTTTGTGTTGCCTCGTTCGCCCATCATCATTTACGCCAACGGCACCCCCATTTACACGGGCTTTGTTGAGGATTGGGACTTGGATTATCAGAACGCCAATCAGGGCAGAATGTTTGCCCGATGCGTGGATGCTTTCGGAACTCTGGCTAATCAGCAACTCAACGCTTTCACCCCGTCTGCTGAGACCTCAGGAGTTCGCGTCAGCGCCGTTCTAGACCGCCCTGAAATCAACTATCAAGGCGCTCGGTCTATTGGTACAGGGTCGTCCACGTTAGGTGCTTACGCGGTCGCACAAGACACCAACGTCCTCAACTATCTACAGCAGGTCAACACCTCCGAGCAGGGCTTCATCTTTACCTCAGCCGACGGCACCCTCACCTTCAAAGGACGGTCAAGCGTTCTCAACCCCGTCGCAGGGGCGTCCTTTACGACTAACGGCACTGGCATTCCATATATGACCCTCGTCAACCAGTACGGGTCGGAACTTCTCTACAACTACATAGTCACCCAGTCGGTCGGCGCAGGAGCCGCGCAGACATCGTCAGACTCGGCCTCAATTGCTCTGTATCAGGCGCAAAACTACAACCTTCTCAATCTGCTTAACTCGACCACAACCGAAGTCGCATCCCTCGGTTCGTACCTTCTCGGCAAATACAAAGACCCCGTCCTTCGGTTCACAGGCGTCTCATGCGAACTTGCAGCCCTCACAGCTGCGCAATGGTCAACCATCTTCGCCATTGACCTGACTTCGATTGTGGCAGTGCAGAAAGACTTCTCGACGGGGACACCATCCACAGTCACCGAGACCGTCATTGTGTCCGGCATTGAACACCGAATCGTTCCAGGCTCACACAACGTTAGTTTCACCCTGGAATCGACAGACGGCAATGCTTACTTCACTCTTGACGATGTTGTCTTCGGAAAGTTGCAAGGTACCAGCCCTTACGACTCGACGATGACTTACGAACAAGTAGGTATCCAATACGAAAACTCATCTGCTGGCAACTTGTTAGGATTCTAAAATATGGCTTCGACTTACCCAACTTCTCTAGACGTGTTCACAAATCCGCTTGCTGCTGATCTGTTGACTTCTCCGTCTCATTCGCAGCAGCACAGCGACATTAACGATGCGGTGGAGGCGTTGGAGGCGAAGGTGGCTATCGGCAACACCGTTTTAGGCACCTACACGACTTACACGCCAACATGGACAAACCTCACCGTAGGAAATGGAACCTCTGTTTCTGCTTATTGCCAAGTGAATAATTTTGTGCATTACTACGGAATCTTTATTTTGGGCACTACTTCAAGTATTTCAGGCAATCCCATAGTGTCACTTCCATTAACTTCCGCAAACCCGTTTTCCACTTACAATATGCCTTTCGGCTTGACCAGTTATCACGACATTTCAGCAGGCGTTATCTATGAAGGCACTATGATTCCAGCGTCGGCAACCACGTCAAACTTTAGAGTAGGCAGAGTGAACGCCACCGACTTATTCGGCGCAAACGTTTCCGCAACCGTTCCGATGACTTGGGTTTCAACAGACCGCATTCAATGGAACATGATGTATAGGGCAGCATGATGAACTTATTAACACCAGACGAAACCACAGCCCCCGATGAATGGCTCATCGAACGCATGAGACTACAACGAGACGCGCTACTCATCGCATCAGACTGGGCCATGCTCACAGACGCACCCACCGACAAAACAGCGTGGGCCACATACCGCCAAGCCCTCAGAGACTTCCCCGCAACATGGGAACCCGCACCAACCGTACAATTCCCAGAAAGACCC